TATTCCCGCTATTTGCGTGAGACGATTAAGCCATGTCTGGAACGACTGGAGCATGTACGCGACAGTCAGCTATCCACTTCTTTTCGCTTTATGGCAAGCCATGAAGGGCTGGACGGCCTGCTGATCTTGCCTGAAATGAGTCAGGATCAGGTGAAACGCCTGTCTACTCTTGTCGCTGCGCATATGAGTATGTGTCTTGATGCCGCTTGTGGTGATTTGTACGCCACCGATGATGTTAAGCCAGAAGAAATCCGCAAGACATGGGAAAAGGTGGCAGCAGAAACCCTGCGACTGGATGTCATACCGCCTGCGTTTGAGCAACTCCGCCGGAAAAGAAACCGCCGTAAACCCGTGCCCTATGAACTCATTCCGGGTTCGCTGGCGCGTATGTTGTGCGCCGATTGGTGGTACCGTAAATTATGGAAGATGCGTTGCGAATGGCGGGAAGAGCAGTTGCGTGCTGTTTGTCTGGTCAGCAAAAAAGCATCTCCCTATGTCAGCTATGAAGCCGTGATGCATAAACGTGAGCAGCGCCGTAAGTCGCTGGAGTTTTTCCGTTCTCATGAACTGGTGAACGAAGACGGCGACACGCTGGACATGGAGGATGTGGTAAACGCCAGCAGCACCAACCCTGCGCATCGCCGCAATGAGATGATGGCCTGTGTTAAAGGTCTGGAGCTTATCGCGGAAATGCGCGGTGACTGCGCCGTTTTTTACACCATCACCTGTCCGTCACGTTTCCATTCCACGCTAAATAACGGCAGGCCCAACCCGACCTGGACAAACGCGACGGTAAGACAAAGCAGTAATTATCTGGTCGGCATGTTTGCTGCATTTCGTAAGGCGATGCACAAAGCCGGGTTGCGCTGGTATGGCGTGCGGGTGGCTGAGCCGCATCATGACGGCACAGTTCACTGGCACCTGTTGTGTTTCATGCGCAAAAAAGACCGCCGCGCCATTACTGCATTGTTGCGTAAGTTTGCTATCCGTGAAGACCGCGAGGAGCTGGGTAATAACACGGGGCCACGCTTTAAGTCTGAGCTGATAAACCCGTGCAAAGGAACGCCGACTAGCTACATCGCGAAATACATCAGTAAGAACATTGACGGGCGTGGTCTGGCTGGCGAGATCAGCAAGGAAACGGGTAAATCTCTGCGTGATAACGCTGAATACGTTAATGCCTGGGCGTCTCTGCATCGTGTTCAGCAATTCCGCTTCTTTGGCATTCCGGGACGTCAGGCTTACCGTGAACTGCGATTGCTGGCTGGTCAGGTGGCAAGGCAACAGGGTGACAAAAAAGCAGGTGCGCCGGTACTGGATAACCCGCGCCTTGATGCCATTCTGGCTGCAGCTGATGCTGGTTGTTTTGCCACCTACATCATGAAGCAGGGCGGCGTACTGGTTCCCCGTAAATATCACCTCATCAGAACCGCTTATGAAATCAACGAAGAGCCGACCGCCTATGGCGATCACGGCATTCGTATTTATGGCATCTGGTCACCCATTGCAGAGGGCAAAATCTGCACTCATGCAGTGAAGTGGAAAATGGTTCGTAAGGCCGTTGACGTTCAGGAGGCGGCAGCCGACCAGGGCGCTTGCGCCCCTTGGACTCGTGGCAATAACTGTCCCCTTGCTGAAAATTTGAACCAACAAGGGAAAGACAAATCAGCTGATGGGGATACCAGAACGGAGATCACCCGCATGGATGACAAGGAGTTGCACGATTACCTGCACAGTATGAGCAAAAAAGAGCGCCGGGAACTGGCAGCAAGGTTACGCCTGGTGAAACCGAAATGGCGTAAAGACTACAAACAGCGAATTACAGAGCATCAGCGTCAGCAGCTCGTCTATGAACTGAAGTCCAGAGGATTTGATGGCAGCGAGAAAGAGGTCGATCTGCTCCTTCGCGGTGGCAGTATTCCGTCAGGAGCAGGCCTGCGTATCTTCTATCGGAACCAGCGTTTGCAGGAAGATGATAAGTGGCGGAACCTGTATTAATTACGCGGGTTAACAATTCGTGCTCTTAATAATACCAGGCATATCAGGCTGATGAACGTAAAAAAACGTTTTACATCAGTAAGATTATTATATACTGTAAATATAAACAGTGGCTATACATACAGTGTTGCGTGTGGTGTCATAGGAGGAAAGATGCAGGACTATTTTTTGGAGTCTTTGAAGCTCCAGCGCATTGATTTTTTTCTTAAGCTTGTAGCGGCTAGTGAGTGTAGTGATGAAGAGAAGGGGCTGGCTTTGCAATGGGTTTCTGAACTGACAGATGAACTCATGGCAAAAATCAGAACCCACGAATACAACCGCTCAATGGATGTCATCAGCTGAGGTGACTTTTATGCGCATTGAAATAATGATCGATAAAGAGCAGAAGATTAGCCAGTCTACCCTGGACGCCCTTGAATCCGAGCTTTACCGCAATCTGCGCCCCCTGTATCCCAAGACGGCGATCCGCATTCGCAAAGGCAGTGCCAACGGTATCGAGTTGACCGGCTTAAAACTTGATGAGGATAAGCAGCGGGTAATGGAAATTATGCAGCAGGTCTGGGAAGACGACAGCTGGCTGCATTAGCGAACGTTGCGGACGATAAAACTGGCTTTTACCGTCCGCAAGGTTGAACAACGAGCCGTGCGAGGCGTTAGAAATTGCCTTTGTTAGTGCCTGCTTCTCATAAGAGGCACTATATATGCTAAATGCAGTGGTTTAAGGCAGAAACATCTTGCGCGATTAGGGGCAATGAACTTAAGTTAAGTAACGCAACCAACAGTTAAAACGGTTGTCTTAGTTATAAGGAACTTGCTGTTGTGGTTGCTGGTGACGAAGTGTACACTTCCGCGCCGTATAAGAAGGAGGGGTTATGTCAAGTATCGCCGCATTGAAGCTGGGTAATCCAGTTGAACGTTTGGCACGGGTTCTGAAAGAGAACCAGGACAAGCTCAATCTGAGTAAAGATGGTTTTGTGTCCGTAGATTTGTCCAACGAAGAAGCTATGAAAGCCATCCGAGATCAGATGGATAAGCTTGAAGGCATCAAAACGAGCACTGTTAAAGCAAAATATTATTACAGAACCCGATAATGGCAACATTACTTTTAGCAGTGATTTTGGTTAGTGGTTTTATATATGTAAACCTATCACTTTCAACACGTTATAGATATAAGCGTTCCAATGGCTGGGACGCTTATTTTTTTGTGGCTGCATGGGGAATTGTCTTTTTCCTCGCTGGCGGCTTCCTTACCTTCGCTCTTAACATCAGCGGTGGGTTTCGCTGGTTTTCTAATGCGCTGAATCTGACTCCAGACAGCTTTAACGGGATGTTATCCACCACAACCGATAAACCGCAGCGCATCAATGAAATTAAGCAAATCGCGTGGGTTGTGATTTCAATAGTTCTCGCGGCGCTGTTCGGTTGGCTAAACAAACGCCGTACTTCAAAGGGGGATCGCCGTTGGGATGCACTGGCAAAGGCAGTGGGAAACAATGCTTTTGAATCGCTGCTCATGGAAGCATCAGCTCGCCAGTTTCCTATCATTGCTACACTTTCATCACGCAAAATCTATGTAGGGCTGGTGACTTGCCCTGCGTTGGAAAATGGATTGTCGGAACACCTTGAAATTCTCCCCTTGCTGAGCGGATATCGTGATAAAGACGACCTAACGATAAATATCACGACAAACTATCATCAGCACTATCTTGATAGCGGTGTTATCAATGGGATGTCGCGCCTGAATATCCAGGATTTCCGTGTGCTTCTCCCTAAAGATGAAGTTGAAACCATCTCGTTTTTTGATACTGAAACGTATAACAAATTTAAAGAAAACGAAGCGCGTGACCGGAAAGACTGCCGCAAGTTGGGTGGTAAAAAGCCATCCGCACGCAGGAGAAAGACTGCTGGCGACGCAGAGCAGGGTAGTGCATGACTATGCTGCATGAATTTGCATGATCGTTTGAGGATCGTTTTAGCTCCGGCCCGCCAGTTCAGGCGGGCTTTTTCATATCTCATGCAGGTGCATGAAAACCACTACACAAAGCGGGCAGGCGTGGCGGGGATACGAGCGCGCGCAACAGGTAAACCCCTAGACTTGTTAAAATATTTGTCATATAAATCAAACATCAAACCTAAGGGAGGCAGAGGATGATCCAGCCAAAAGTTTTTATATCCTATAGTTGGTCAAGTAAAACTCATCAGCAACATATCAAAGATATGGCTGAACGATTGGCGGCAGATGGAGTTGAAACTGTCATAGATATTTATGACTTGAAAGAAGGGGATGATAAAAATTATTACATGGAAAGAATGGTTCAAGATGAAACGGTTACGCATGTTTTAGTCATTTGTGATAAAAAATACTCAGAAAAAGCCGATTTAAGAAAAGATGGTGTCGGTGTTGAGTCGATGATAATTTCCCAGGAAATATATTCATCCGTGTCGCAGTCCAAATTTATACCATTAATATTTGAGTACAAAGATAATGGAGAGCCGTATACTCCAATCTTTCTGAAGTCTAGAATCTATATTGATTTTTCAACACCAGAAAAAGAAAATGATAATTGGGAACGTTTAATCAGGTTGCTTTATGGAAAACCAGAATTTACTAAGCCACCATTAGGTAAGCCTCCGGTTTATTTAGAGCAAGACACGTCAAAACCGACGTATGAAATTCATGCAAAATTTCAAACTTTAAAATCAGCTGTCTTAAATCAAAAGCAGACATTAAAGGATTGCAGAAGGCAATTTTTAGAGGTGTGCCGAAATTATTGTATCTCACTACAAGTCGTAACAAACCCAACTACTGAAGATTTTGCAGCGGAAGTTTTGCAAATTCATAAAGAGCTTATTGCCGTTAGGGATGCCATTACAGACTGGGTTTTACTTGAGGGTGATACGCAGGGCGAAGACTTTTCCAAAGCACTATTACAGTTTATGGAAGTAATGTTAGCGATTAGAAATCGTCCGAAAAATGTAAATTCATATAATGAAATATGGTTTTTGCCCCATCAGATTTTTGCGTATGAAACGTTTTTATATATTTTGGCGGCTTTAATAAAAATTGAAGCTTTCCAGCATGTACATACATTACTGCATACATCTTATTTGCTACCCGATCATATAACCAGTCCGGGAATGGAGTTTGCTAATTACAGTGAGTTATATTTAAGCTCTGATTACCTTCAAAGTAAATTGTCCCCTGAAAACTATCGACTGTATTCCCCTGTTGCTGAGTTAGTAAAGCAAAGTGCAACTAGAGATGATGTGTCTTTCGATGATTTGAAACAAGCTGATCTTGTTGCTCTTATGATATCCTTCATTAATCCCGGTATTTTTTGGTACCCGCAAATGTTGTTGTATTCCGGGCACTATGAGAAATATCCTCTATTTACAAGAGCAATACAGCATAGAGGATTCAAGAGTATTGCAGTTATTACCGGAATCGATGACAGTAAACTTTTGGCTCAAAAGCTGACAGAGGGTGAGGCCCAGCGAAATACTAATAACTGGTATCATTTCGGTTTTAATAGAGACTTTCTCAATAAAATGAATGTTAGTCGTCTAGATAGTATTGAATGAAAATTAGAGGGCGCTTTGCAAAGCGCTCTCTGTATTAGTTTTCAATATCTAAGGTGTAGGGCTCAAAGCGGATCACTTCTTCGCCCAGCCAGTCGTTAAGCTCCTGCAGTCGCTTCTGCAGCGGCATCAGCTCGTTGCGGACAAAGACGCGGCTGGCCTTTTCCACATCACCAAAGCCGCCGGTATTGTTGGGAATGATGCCCATCATCTGCGGCGGCACGCGGTGAGCAGCCATCATGTCATCACGGCTCACGTTCTTGATGTTCAGAAATTCATCCTTTGCCGCAACTTCCGACAACGGGATTATCTGGATGCCGTCCTTTTTACCGTTGGGCGAATACATAAACAGGTTGCGGAAGTTGCCCGGCCCTTTGGCGCTTTTCATTGCCTGGCGGATATTGTTCACGTCCTCCTGATTCTGTGCTGCGTCGGTCATGTACATGATGAAACCCGCGTGGCTGCCGTTGATGTAATACTTCCGGCGAAACAGCGTTGCTGACTCGTTGAGCAGGGTTGACGGGATGGCGGAGAGATAGCCGGGCAGCCCGTAAATCTCCTGATTAATATCCGGTTCCAGCAGATGAAAGATGTTGCCCTGCGTAAATTCATAGGGCTGCGTGGTCATGCCATACTGCACAAACCAGTAGGTGTCGAGATCCACGCCGCGCCGTGTGTACTTCGCCAGTGCTGGCTCCAGCGAGAGAACGCTGCCGAGCCGGTTGGTGCGCTTTTCCAGATAGGCGTTACCGAACACCAGATAATCCTGGACGAAACGGGCAAAAGCCTGCTGGCTGAGCAGGCGGTGCGGGATATAGGTACTGCTGAGAATGTCACGCTTAACGGCAATCGGTGAGCTGTGATGCACGGCGGCGCGATAGGTCCGCGCCAGTCCGTCAAAGCTCACCGGCGGTTCATACCAGCGATCCATCTGCACGCATTCCACGTAGTCCAGCAATTCGCGTCGGTCTAACACCGGCACCGGGTCGCCAAAGCTGAACGCCTCTGCCGCAGCACCGCCTGAATTTGCGTTGTGATCTACTGCTGCGCGGTTATTCTTGTTTTTACGTTTGCTCATGCCGCCTGCTCCTTGTCAGTCTGGGGCCATTCGCACATAAACAGCATTTTCCAGTCCTCTGCTGATAACTCTTTTTTCATGTCATTAAGCCATTCATCATCAAAGAGCGCGGCTCCGGTTGCGAGCGTTGCCCCGGATGCTGCAGCGTCATCAGCGGTAAAAATCATGCTGGTTGTGCTGTTGCGGGCAATCAGCTTCTTGTATTCCCGCCATGCTTCCGGGCTGGGGCTTGGGGTGGTGTAGTAGGTAGCGTGATAGCGCGCGTGCATGGACAGGCTTTTGGCGAGCGCAATCATATTTTTCGGGGAGTCCGCCCAGGCATACTCTGACACATAGACGTTTCCATGGAGCGCGGCGGCGAGACTTTTCGGCCCGATAAAATAAATGACCGCACCGTTAGGTAGTTCCAGATGCGCTTTACCTGATTTTATTTTCCCAAGGTGTGTCCAGGTTGCGGCCTGATCTATAAAGGCTGACATATAGGTTTTGACTGTCAGGGCAGATGCTGTGCTGCAGCAGAGGAAAATCTGGTTACGCCCGGTATGCAGTGCATCGTTCAGGGCTTCATAGGAAAAAAAGAAATCCGCGCCTGCCTGGCGCATTTTTGTGAGTACACGGTTTCTACTCTTTGGGCTAGTGTTCCACTCATACTGGTAAGCAAAGAAAGAGCTATCCACCGGAAGTCCCGCGATAGTCATGAGGTTAGTTGGGATTGGGGGCATCAAAAAATCTCCACAATATTGCTGGTATTGGCGGATTCGCCCTGCAGCGGTTCGTTAAACAGTGCGTGCATTGTTGCCCAGGCCAGATCGGCATGGCTGGCTTCTTCGCTGCGGCTGGCTTCATAGGTTAGGCGGTTGCCGCTGGCGGTGGTGGCGCGACGGATTGCCATAAAGGACTGCGCAATGTCGGTGTGCCCGGCGTCAAACTCCAGACGGCGGTGGCTGATAATGTCGTAGGCCTTGAGTACCAGGGCGTTTTTAACGTTGGGGTTGTAGACAAACTCCCGGACGGCAGGAAAGAACGCTTTCACGTTCTCGTAAACCCCGTGACCAACGCCGGTTGAGTCGATGCCGATGTAGGTCACGTTGTACTGCTCGGTCAGTTTTTTGATTGCGTCCGCCTGGGCACGGAAGTCCATCCCGCGCCACTGGTGACGCTCAAGAATGCGAAACTTACCGCCTGGCACGGCTGGCGGTGCCACCACCACGCATCCGGCGCTGTCGCCGTTCTGCGTACCTTTTGCCGGGTCATAACCGATCCACACTTCGCGCCAGCCAAATGGGCGCAGGGCCAGAGCATGAAAGTCGGTCCAGACTTCCCAACTGTCCACCATGCACGCCTGCAGCTCGCTGAGCGGGAACACGGACGCGAGATCGTCCACAAACTCGCACATCAGCAGGTTCTGGTATTCGTCCGGGCTGTACTCCATGCGCAACTGGTCAAGGTCGAACAGGTTACAGCCGCCGCGCACCGCATCTTCCACGGTGACTATCTGGCGGTATTGCCCGTCTGCGCACAGCAGGCCGGGGGCCAGATTGCTGTGGGACAGGTCGATGTCCACCTTGTCGGCCTTGTTGCGCCCACGGTTGAACAGCGCACCGGACCAGAACGGATAAGCACTGTGTGTCAGGCTGGATGGCGTGGAAAAATAGGTTTGTCGCCATTTTTTGTGAATAGCCATACCGGAAGCCACTTTGCGCAGCTCCTGGAATTTCGGTATCCAGAAATATTCATCCAGATACAGGTTGCCGTGATAACTCTGGGCCGTGCGGGCATTGGTGCCGAGGAAGTAAAGCGTGGCCCCGTTAGGAAGCACCATCGGATCGCCTTTCAACTCCACCTCCACTTCTTTGGCGAAGTCGATGATGTACTGCTTAAAGACGTGGGCCTGTGCCTTGCTGGCGGAAAGGAAAATCTGGTTACGTCCGGTAAGCAGGGCGTCAATCAGGGCTTCACGGGCAAAGTAAAAGGTCGCGCCGATCTGGCGTGACTTCAGCAGGTTCCGGATGCGGTTGGTTTTTCCGGCTTCCCACCAGTGGCGCTGGTAGTTGAACATGGAGGAATGGAAGATTTCTTCCAGCTTCTCAATCTGCTCATCGGTGAAAACATTCTTTTCCGGCTGACGGCGCGGGCCTTTGTTACGGTTGGCGACGTTAGGGTTTAAGTCGGCTTCGTTGCCGCCATTGTTAAACTTGCCGATCCGCGCGTGGCGTTCCGACTGGCGCGCCAGCAGGTCAATCTCTTTGAAATCTTTCCCTTCTTTGTGCTCCTTCATGATGAGCTGGCAGTAGCGTGCGGCGGTGGTGAGCTGCATCTGGTCCAGCGGCCCATAGTCACCCCACTTGTCGCGTTTTTTCCAGCTGTGAACGGTTGCAACTTTCTCGCCCAGCATTTCAGCAATGCGGGCTACGCGGTATCCCTGAAAGTACAGCAGCATGGCCTGCCGACGGGGATCGAGATCTGCGGGTGTCAGTGTGGTGTTCATGGCACAAACCTACAGCCTTGAATAAAGGCTTTCTCCGCCTGCGGTTTGTGTGGTTGTCGGTACAAATACCGCGCATTGTTTCACTGCCCCGATCACCGCAACCATAAGGCTCCAGTAAGTTTTTTCTAACGGAGCACGGCTCATGACAGTGAAAGCAAAGCGTTTTCGCATCGGGGTGGAAGGTGCCACCACCGACGGACGCGAAATCCAGCGTGAATGGCTGGAACAGATGGCAGCCAGCTACAACCCGGCGGTGTATACCGCGCTGATTAACCTTGAGCACATCAAGTCTTATCTGCCGGACAGCACCTTTAACCGCTACGGCAAGGTGACGGCGCTGTTTGCTGAAGAAATCACGGAAGGCCCGCTGGCAGGCAAGATGGCGCTGTATGCCGACGTTGAGCCAACGGAGTCCCTGGTGGAACTGGTGAAAAAAGGACAGAAATTATTCACCTCTATGGAAGTCAGCCCGAAGTTTGCTGATACGGGCAAAGCCTACCTGGTCGGCCTGGCTGCCACTGATGATCCCGCCAGTCTGGGTACGGAAATGCTGACATTCAGCGCCAGTGCAGCCCATAACCCGCTGGCAAACCGCAAGCAGAATCCTGCCAATCTCTTTACCGCTGCAGAGGAAACGGTGATCGAACTGGAAGAAATCCAGGATGACAAACCGTCCCTGTTTGCCCGCGTCACGGCGCTGTTCACCAAAAAAGAGCAGTCCGATGATGCCCGATTCTCTGATGTGCATAAGGCCGTGGAGCTGGTCGCCACTGAGCAGCAAAACCTGAGCGTGCGCACCGAAAAATCCCTGTCTGAGCAGGAAGAACGCCTGTCTGAGCTGGAGACTGCCCTGCAGGCACAGCAGACCGCCTTTAACGAACTGGTGAATAAGCTGAGTCAAGAAG